CGCCACCGCATACTATTTAAAGACTACTATATTTATACTAAAACTATTATATATATATATGTTAATAATTAATAGGTCATATTAATCAGCGTTAATGTAAATCAATTTACTTGATTTTATCGTTTTGTCCGCTAACGCTACGGACGGGCTACACTTTTGGTTCAGGATCACCATAGAAATACATCTGGGGAGCTCCTATGTACGCCAAAAAAGTAAAATCTTCCCCAGCGGCTACATACATATCAAAGAAAAATAAATCCACTGAATTCTGAACCGTTAAATCAAATCTGTTGCCATTGGGAATTCCTCTTTCAATTGTATTTGCCACACCAGAGATACCAGTTCGACAAAATCTATAAGGAATAGCAAAAGGAACTTCCAAATCTAATACATCTAAAGTTCTATTCTGAGTCATAACAGTACCAGCTAAAGAACCACGGGAAGCATCTATTCCCTGTGTTGCACCATTCTCTACATTAGTGTTATTCTTTATTGTTGTTCCTGTAACTACCGATCTATAGTTTTGTGTAGCAGATCGTGCAGTAGCCGATTCTCTTCTAGATGCTCGCATACTAATTATCTCTGACTGAGGCATAAATTTGTACCGTATAGAACCTCTCCATCCACCAAACGCACGATATAAATAAGCTATCAATGTTGGACCAACAAATCTATATTGGAAAGCATCAATAGTCTCATCTGGCCCAAATTGATCATAACCTCGAGGTTCAGGCATAGCTAAAAAAGCATATCTCCGTGATACAGGACTATTGACATTAGATGATTGGAAAACACGTCTGTAAAAATTATAACGCTTCAATAATTGACGCAAGGATAGAACTCGCTCACCATAGAATGTCATAGGTTTCTCCTGGGGAGTGGAAGAGGAAGGATTGAGCGTGTGAGTATTTATAGTTCCTTCTGGAGCATTCTCATCTTCTGGAGCCACTTCAATAGCAGCAGCTTGAGACTCTAAAGAAAACATATTTGGAAATGTCACACTTCCACTAAGAGCTTCAAATGGAGAACACCTATACATATTTTCAGATGTAGGGTTAACAAGTTCAAAGTCATCGCCTGCTGAAATTGAAACAACAACTCTAACTGGTGTAAGTTGGTCAGGAGATTTAAGTTCATTCAAAACCATTAAACCTATAAGGCCATTATCTTTATCCGGGGATGATGCAAAACTTAAATCGTTGGTCAAATTACGATAAACAACCAGATTTTCGTCTTCACAAAGAGAATAACCGACCCCCTTGTTATACTTGACATTGATAGTAACATCTCTTCCTTCAGATAAATCTATAATAGTACCGAAACACGTATTTAGCATATTATCAGAAGTAAACAGACCAGAGGGAGAGTGGAAAAACACAAGACGTCCTCTGTGATATTGTGTTCCAACAAGCTGGATTCGATAATTAATAGAACCAGACCATCCTTCAAACAAACGAGATACAAAGGATAAAGAAGTAGGAGTTATCTTTGAACCATCACTTGTACTCCTATGAGCCTCATACATAGGATTTACTCTGGCTATATAAATAAACTCTTGAGGAGTTCTGCCTAGATCCCAATCAAATAAATCAACAATGGATTCCCTTTGTGTGAAAGTTGATAACGCTAAAGGGTCCTCAGGAGGGAGACCAAATTGTGAAGGATCTATGGACAATTCCTGTTTCGAAGTTACAGACATTTTCTGGGAGACATCTGCTCCATCTGTTAATGCTAAACTTGGCACTGGTGTATTACGAACAGGTCTTACATCTTCAATAGAGGAGGGTTTAGAGAAACCAAAATAACTAGCAAACATGCCCACCGAGGTTGCTCCATGTTGGGTAGCTTTTGCAAGTGGTCCTATAACTGGAATTTCTGTTAATTTACTTGCCACTGCCGCAATAGATGCAGCAGGTTTAGAAATTGGTCCATTTGCAGTAAATTCATCAGCATGAGCTTCTAGCATAAAAGGATAAGAAAGTGATTCATCACCGCCCAATGATGTCAAAGACGCAACAGGAGCCGTCAAAACTACATCTTCCAAGTGACACATAATAGTAATTCCCACTGATTCAGTACTATTTATCGCTCTTAACGGACATAATGAATTTAAACTAGCACGACCAAGATCAATAAGATCAGTATTTTGATGTATAAGATTGATATAATTTTCTGGAGCTACGTATGGTACGCAGATACAACAAGATTTCCCAGAAGAAACTTGAGCAAATGCGTGGGGACGTTGACTGCGGGTTATAACTCTTTCTAATTCGTTCGAATTTCCTTTAATGTTTTCAAGATCTAAATATCTATAGGATAACATAAGCATTCCTTCATGAAATGGACTACCATTGACCAACACAGTAATGACCATGTTACCTTTAACAAGAGAGTAATTTTCTAATTTCCTTCTGATTGCTGCATTCTTAAGAAACATGTCCCATACTTGAAGCTCAGCTTGAACATCATTACCAGGGAACCATTGAAATTGAGAAAGGATAGTATCTCTCTTAAGGAAATCGGCTATATCAGCAGTAGGTGAAAATCCATCACTTATATTAGATATATCACGTTTAGGTAAAGCTGCTGCTGCTGTGTCCATCATATTATTTGAATGGACATGAGAAGTGGTAACCCCTGAATGGGATTCCAATGAGAACTGTTTAAAACGTTCTCTTATCGTTGAAGTTTTAAGGACTTCTACCTTTTGAGTTTTAAGATCTCCATCTATGCTTAAATAATCCATGAGTGTTAGGGTTTTAAGTTAGGCAGTGTATATTAAATAATGTAGCAAATTGACTGCTTTAATACTACATACATGATTGAAGATCATGCTACTTCTTGAAGAAACGCTCCAAGTCGCATGGTAAGAAATCTACCAGAGGTTAATTCGAACCGTATACGCCGAACCTCCTCCTAAGGTGAGTTCCTTGCTTATATTAGAAGGGTAAGCACCCCCCTGGCTCTTAAGGTGAGCGAGGAAACCTTTACTTACTTATCTTGTATTACTCACGACCCAAGACCCAACTCAAAGTTTGATCATAGGTGTAAGCATGTTGTTTAGTAAACAACATTTTAATACAAGGATGGTTTTCAAGTATACTTTCCATCTTATTGGTGAATTCATTAAATAATTCTTCACCATGTAATGACACTTCTTGTCTAGCACTCAAGTAACTATCAGCAATTACTTGTTCTTCAGAAACATTGCCTTTCTCCACCATCATACCTAGCATTTTATGTACACTAGATATTGCCAAGGGAGCTACAATGTAGCCATTCAAATGTCTAAATTTCCGCTTTAGAAAATCAGCTTGCTCAATATTAATGAAAGGCACAGATTCCGAATCTTTCTCTGCCATAGTGTATGTCACCCAACGTTTTTTGAGAACTCCTTGAATAGCTGTGTGATTGAACCATGGTCTATCAGTGTTGAGGATATTGTCATCACCATATGTCATCAGATGCACCTGTTTCTTGAATAAATTCAAAGATCCTCCCAAGTCCTTAAAAGCAATCCGCATGTAAATACTATTAGCTATAGAATTAATGATTGCCGTAAGGGGTTGTCCGGATGGGTTTCCCCCAAAGAATTGGAAAACATCGCCGTTCATATTGACCACTGGAAGACTCACATCAGTGGCTATACCCTCCATAATCATTAATTCTTTAGTGGAAATTGCTGAAGTCCTTTTCCTCCATTCTATGAGGACGCTGAATGCACCTCTAATAATGTTGGCTGGCATTTCTTTATCAAAAGCCTTATAATCACCTGCAACTATTTTATCAGCACCAAAATAAGTGAGATAATGATATAAATCCTCCCATTCAGAAGAGAAACAATTCATACCGACAGCACACTCGGTGAGATAGTTTTGAGATCTCATAGCTTTTGTAATCCATAAGAAATACTTCCGAACTACAATTGAAAAAGAAACAGGACAAGCCGTAAAAACACGTGTTTTCCCAGCCTCTCTCTTCTTAACAGTAACAGGCTCATCCTTTAAAGACCCTAAGAAAACAATATTAGCTCTCTCTCCCAATATGTAAGATTCTTCAATGTCTTTGACTGCCTTGACCAATTCGGGTTTGGGATACCATTTGTCATCTATGCGGTCAAAATACTGAACTTTCTTACCAGGAAAGGTAAAACCACCAGATGTAGACATTTGTAAGCTGTCCAAAAAGTCGACTCCAGGCAAACCATTAATTGCATCTAC